GAGTTCGTCGCCGATCCTAAGATTATTGGTTCACACGTTGCGGATCTGGGCATCCCGTCGGGTTGCCGTTTCGAGCGCTGGATTGACTGGGGATATTCCCCCAACCCGGGGTACTGTTGTTGGGTGGCTTGCTTTCCGAATGGACGACTCTACGTATTTGCTGAGTGGGTCTTCAACGGTGAGGGACGAACTCTGCATGTTGCCTCCGACGTCGCGAAACGCATCAACCGAATGACCGTCGAGGAAGTCAAGCCCGCCATCCAAGGGACACTGAGGCGGTCCATCGGCGACCCATCGATGTGGGCCAAAGATGGGCACTCCGGCGAGGCATACGAGGAGACATTTCGGCGTAACGGTGTGGCTATGCAGCGCGGCGACAACGACCGGTTCCTCGGTTGGGGCCGCATGCGGCACTGGTTGAGGCCGCACCCCGAATCTGGCCGCTGGCTCATGTTCCACCCCGACTGTCGGTACGCCATAAGAACCCTACCGACGCTGGTTCACGACAAGAATAACCCCGACGACTGCGACACTTCGGGTGAGGACCATGGGGCTGACGCCATCCGGTATGGGCTGATGGCTAGACCGACCCCGACCGTGTTCGGACGTTCAGTTACCCCCCTATTGCCGGAGTCCGTCCGGGAGATGTTGAATAGCCTACTCAGAACCCAAAACCGACCGTTCGGTATGGTGATGTAAATGGCTGACCCGCAGATGGACGCCCGAGCCGCCAATCTGGCCGAGAACTATGACCCCAACGCCCAAGCGCCACCCACCGTAGGGCCGACGCCTCCCGGGGTAGACCGACGGAAGGCGCTCAACTCGATTCCGATGGGCCCCGATGACGTCAAGAAATGGTGGGGTCGCATCAAGCGGTCGCAGGAACGTCGCAAAACCCGGGCCGACAACTGGGATATCCTGCTGAGGGAGTACCTCCCGAAGGTTACCGAGGGCGCCGAGGCCATCAAGGTCAACACCCATTTCCGGAACGTCCACACCAAGATTGGTCAGATATTCGTCCGGTCCCCGGAAGTCCGCTGTAGCCCCAAAGGCCCGGCGATGGATCAGATTCCGATAGTCAACCCGCTTGGCCAGATGCAAATTCTGAGCCCGGCCGACATCATTCCTATCAAGCAGGAAGTTATCAACCAACGGATGGGCCCCGACATGATCGACGGGCTGTCCCTCATGGACGAGTGCCTATTCGACCAGATGGCGTGGGCCGGGATATCGTTCGTCAAGACCTTCTATCGGGCGGTCATCAAACAGGTCCCGGAACCCGTCACACAGCCCGACCCGAATTTCCAGCCGCCACCGCAGGCCCCCGGGTCGACACTCGGAATCGGCCCTCAGCCGAAGCCCCCCGAAGTACCGGTCATCGACCCAGCGACCGGTCAACCCGCGATGCGCATGGCCGACGTGGTGATCTTCGAGGAATGGGACGCAGTCCGGATCAGCCCAAAGAAGGCGCTCCTCGACGATCGGCTGAAGTCCTGTCGTTTCCGCAAGCAGTCCCGCTGGATCGGGCACGAATTCTTCATGTCGAAGATGGAGGTTATCCGCGAGTTCGGGCTGGACGAGAAGGACTTCAATACCGTCGCCAAGGACGATCTGGTATTCGAACATGAGGAGGACAGCGGTCAGGACGACGCCGATGCTGACTTGGTCCGTTGTGTCGAGATCTTCTACTATTGTTCGAAGTTCATATCGACCGAACTACATCCGCAGAAGGTCTACCAGCTGATTCTCATCGAGGGGATGGAAACCACCGTAGTCCACCGGCCGAGTCCCGATCAGACGTTCGACAATCAAGGGAAGCTGACCCCGAACAGTCTCCCGAATCTGCCGATCGAAGTCGGCGTCCTGCGGGTCCTCGCCGACTCACCATATCCCCCGGCTGACTCGGCGTTCACCAACGCACAGGTCAAGCACGTCAACACGCATCGACAGCAGTCGGTCAGGCTTCGAGACGCGGCCATCGGGAAGTATATCTACGACACCGAGGCGCTGGACCAAATCGACCGTGACAAGATTCAGAACGGCACCGTAGGTGACTGGGTCGGCGTCAAGGGTGGCGCCATGGCGCAGGGGCTAGATAAAATTATTGTCCCCTTAGCCCAGCTGCACTCGACCCCCGACGATTGGCGCTTGGCCAGCATCCTTCAGAAGGACATCGACGAGACGTTGGGCATATCGGCCAACCAAGCCGGGTCCCCAATGGAAACCGTCCGTTCGGCCACCGAGATTGCCGACGTTGCCGCCAACTCCGCCGGTCGCCAGAAGAAGGAGCAGGCCCGCGCCCTCGCGTTCTACGTAGCCATTGTCCGCAACGTCGATATCCTGCTCGCCCGCTATATGGACGAAACCGACTACATCGAGGTGGTTGGCGAAGATGGGACCAAGCGCATGCTGATGTGGAACGGCAAGGTGATATCTGGTCCGTATAGCTACGATATCAAGCCGGATTCGCAACTCGACATCGACGTCGCCCGGGATCGGCAACAGAAGCTATCATTCTATAACCTAGCGGCGGCCGACCCGCTAGTCAACCGTTCGGTGGTTTTGCGTGACTTGGCCCGCGACTTCGGGTATGACCCGGCTAAGATAATTCTGTCCCCCGATGCCCAGATGAGCCAGCCACCCCATGGCGGTCCGGCCAACAAGCATGAGTCGGAGAATTCAGGCCAGAAGCCGGGCGGTGAGAAGGGCGACAACCGGCAGGAGCGAAATCCGCGCGAGGGTTCGACGGGCCCATCTGGACAGGCGGGTCCGCCGCAACGTATCCTCGGGCAGAGCCCCGGAGTTCACTGATGCCAGTTTACGACCTCGAATGTCAGGTGTGCGGACATCTCAAGGTAGATGTCATCGCACGGATAGACCACCTACCGGACTGCGACCAGTGTGGGGGGGTAACCCGCCATGTCTGGACCGGGGAGAAGATGCAGATCGCGGCCGACGATATCCCGGGGGGCATAGTTCTAGAGAACCTCGGGCCAGTCCCGGTCAAGGTCTACTCACATTCCGAGCTTCGTAGATTACTCCGACAGCCTCGGACCGACAAACAGGGTAACACGTACTTCCTGACTCCGTTCGTGCGTCATGTTGGGGTCCCGGGCACCGACAAGTCGCCCCATACTACCAACTGGGCGGCCGGTATCACACAGGAAACCCTCGACAAGGCCAAGTCGCTACTAGAGCGTGTCGGTGGGGCCACGGCTCCCGAGTTCCCGGCCAACGAATTCGACGAGAACTACAACCAGCCGGGGTTCGAAGACCCGGACGTCAAGCATTTCGAGTTCGCCGGGACCACCGAGGAAGCGCTCCGCATTGCGCAGATCATCAACGAGGGCTAAATGGGCGCCGACAATCTGTGGACACCGGACCGGGACATACCTCTCAACGTCAAGGGTCGACAGGGCACCAGCCCGGACGCCATGCGCCGGATTCGCGACATGCACGAGGTTGCCCAATCGTTGGATATCGAACTTCGGTGCACCCGGTGTGGGGCACCTTTCCATGGGTTGAACGATGGATGGGCAAGGGACCAATCGATATTTTGTAAATGTCGAGAAATCAAAGCGGAAGTTGGCGGACGGCTCGTCCAACCCGCACTACGTTAGGTCGCATCAGATCTGCGCTTGCGGGGGGGATGTCTGGTATCGGCGTCCGAGCGGTGTTGTAATCTGCGCGAATTGCGGGCGTCCCCCGGAACCGGTTACTGAAGAGGTAGTGAGGCCATAATGTTAGAGCTTCGAGGCCGACCGAGCGATAGTGGTCGGAATGTGAGGTAGCCACATGGCGGAAAGAGCTACGACCGATAATGGTAGCGGGCAGACGGGGTCCGGTTCGGCTGGGTCGTCGGCGGGTTCGGGTCAGCAGGGGTCGTCATCCTCGGCTAGCTCGGCCCCGACGTCGGCTCAGGCTGCACTGGAAAAGGCCGCGTCCGCTGCTAGCGGGGACTCGTCATCCTCGCAAGCCGGGGTAGCAGGCCGGGAGGGCCAATCGAGCGCGGACGCGACAGGTTCCGCTGCTGCAGCCGGGCAGTCAGGCCAACAGGGTTCGGGTCAGCACTCACAACAGGGTGCGGCAATTCCACTGGATCGGCATGAGGCTATTCTGGCCAACGCTCGTAAGGAATACGAGTGGCTTGGCCAGCTTGGGGCTACCCCTGAACAGATTCGCGAGGCCGCACATTGGCATCGTCGACTCCAACAGGACCCCCGGGCGTTCCTACAGCAGTTGGCGAACGAGCTTGCAGAGCAGGGGGCGTTCGAGGACGACGAGGAAATCGTCGACCCCGAGCCAGACCTGCAGTCGGAGGACGGCAAGAAACGCGCCTATTCCGACACCACCGTAAAGCAACTTCTCCAGAATCAGGAGAAGCGGCTGATGCGGATCTTCAAGCCTTACATGGAATCCGTTGATGGCTTCAAGAGTGAGGCCGAGGGCCGCAGGCTCGTCAACGAGTCCATCAAGGTCGCCGACTCTGCCTACGAATACGCCTCAAAGCTCAAGTTCTTCAAGGAAAACGAGAAGGCCATCGGGGAGCGTCTCGCCGCGATGGACAAGGGCTACCGGCGCTCCATCGGGACCCGGGCGGCTCTACTTGAGTGCTACCACGCGGTAGTCGATCCGATTGCCGATAGCCTTGCCGAGCAGCGGGCCCGCGAACGCATGAGGGAGAAAGCAAATGGCGGCGGGGCCGGTAACGTCGGCGCGGGTGGAACTCAGGACCAGAAGCCACAGCTTCGCGACGGTGACGTCGACGGGCTGGCGGCTCACATGGCCCGAGTTGAGGCCCGGCTGGCGCAACCATAGCTTCGACTCGCTGGGGAGGGTAACAGTTGGCACCTAACAGAGGTCAGGTCGTCGCGTCTGCTTGGGAGGATTATGTCAAGCAGGACCCGACCGACCAGATCTTTCCTCGGTTCTGGCTACTCGAAAACATGAAGGAGGGCCAGTCGTTCCGTAAGGGCGCTGGCGATCCGATCACTGGTACCATCGAGTATGCCGTGAACACAACCGTCAAGGCAATGTCGGAACTGGAAACTCTCGACGTGACCCGTATCGACGTGTTCGACCGATACGAGTACGCGTGGAAGTTTGTCGGTGGCGACATCGTCATGTCGACTTTCGAGCAGGGGCAGACCGAAGGCGCGGCTGGCAAGTTCAATCTCGAAGCCGGGAAGACCGAGAACCTCAAAAAGTCGATGTTCAATCAGATCAACACCGACTTGTTCTCGGATGGCACGGGATTCGGCGGCAAGCAGGCGGGCGGTCTTCAGCTGATCGTTTCGTCGACACCAACCACTGGCACCGTGGGGTCCATCAACGCGGCGACCTTCAGCTTCTGGAGGAATCAACAGACCTCCGGCGCGAAGACTACCACTGCGTTCGATAACCTCAAGTCGGCCTGCCGGTCGGTCTACAACCTCTGTTCGAACGGGCCCGGACAAGAGACTCCCGACTACATGGTGTCTCCGCGTACCGAGTTCGAGGGCTACGAGTCGCTCAGCGTCTCCCTCGAACGGTATATCCGGACCGACATGAACCAGAAGTTGGTTTCTGGCTACAAAGGGACGCAGATCGCGTTCAAGGACATCGTTTGGGCGTTCGACAACGCCTGTCCTGCGGCGACGGCCTACATCCTGAACCGGCGCAACCTCTTCATCCGATGGATGTTCTGGATGAAGGCGTTCCCGCCGCAGACCCCCGTGAACCAGTTCGCTGACGTGGTCAAAGTCCTGACCATCTACAACATGTGCTCGGATAACCGACGCCGGTTGGGTGTGGTCACGGGCATCACTTAAGGAGGCATCGAGATGAATCTCAAAGTCGACATGCCTCCCATGACCGCCGACGAGTTCCGTCGCCACACCGAGAAGATGTTGTGGGAACTGGACCGCCGGTCAGCGTTCGATTGGCGAGGGCACTACGGCACAGCGCTAAACCACCGGTCGTTCGGGGAACCACGTCCTCGCCATATGCCGAACCTCGGCCCGGATACGGTCGAGATCTTCGGGCAGGACGCGTTCACCTTCGACGCCATAAAGCGTCACCAGCTGGGGCAGCGGGCGGTCGCCAAGGATGGGCGCGCGTTCCGTTACTGTCTGGCTGGTGCCTCGACTCTCGTTTCGGGGAACGTGCTGCAGGCATCGCTCCCCGTGGCGAACCATCTGGCACTTACCCCATCGGCGGCAGGCATCGGGGCAGTTCAGGTCGTGGCCACTCTCGGCGCGACTGCAGCGGCCCTGAACCTATATGCCGAGGGTTGGGTCCAGATTGACACCACCCCGGGCAACGGCTTCATGTACGGGATTCACGGACATGCGGCAGTGCTCTCGTCGGGTGTCATTACCGCGAACCTCTGGCCGGATGAGCCGATTCAGGTAGCCCTGACGACCTCGTCTCGCGTGGGGTTCATCGCCAACCCGTATTCGGGCGTCCTTCAGTGCCCGACGACCAACACTGCGGCGGTAATTGGTGTCGCTCTGGCCCCCATCACGAACGCGATGTATGGGTGGATTCAGACTTGGGGACCGGCAGCGGTTCTCATCAACGGCACCCCGGCTATCACTGCCCCGGTTGTGAACTCCGCTACCACGGCGGGCGCAGCCGACAAGTGGACCACCGCAGCGGCGGACGTTGCTGTTACCCTCGTTGGTAACATGTTGCAGGTCGGCGTCTCAGCGAAGAACAACGCTGTCATGGTGAAGTTGGCAGCGTAACAAGGACAGGCCCGGGGGAATGCCCAAGCCCCGGGCCTGCCGCTTTGGAGGACCGCATGGCGAGGAAACCAACGATACCGCGAATCGAGGAAGTGGCTGAGGAACCCGTCGCGACGGCCGAAGCCGCCGCCACAGTTCTCGGTCGTGGTGAAGGCATACAGGTCGACGATTCGAACACCGGGGACGACCGGGACATTGGGGACCCGGAGCCCATTCCGGAAGGATTCGACGCAGGGTTCGAGGCTACCCCGGGCACGATTCCTGATAAGTCGACGGACCTGCTCGGACGGCTGACCGAAGCGCTCGAATCTCTGGCCCACAAGCAGGCCCCGACCGGCGACCCCCAGCAGGCCGAAATGATGCAGGGATTCACCGCCGCGATGACGGTCCTCGCCGGGGCCATCGAGCGCATGACCGAGGGACAGTTGCAGGGTGCCCAAATCGTCGCCGACGCAACCAAGAAGGCGCAGCGTCCCAGCAACGACTTCTACCCGGCAATCAGCGTCTTCAACCTCCGGGGCGACAAGGACTTCCCGAAGCCACCCCTCAAGTGCGAGATGTTCATCCCGTGGCCAGCGGAGCACGAGTCGCTCACCCGCGAAGAGGTGGAGCTTCTCAACCTCCTGATTCCCGGGGAATACCGCATCAAGCGCAATGACAACACGGTGGTCAAGGTAACCTGCCGGGTTATCACCAAGCTGGATTCGGACGAGCCGAACCGTCTCATGATCAATCATGACACGGCGTTCAACAACGACTACCACCGCATGATGCCGCCGTTGGAGAATTATTTGCGGCAAATGCTCAAACAGAACCCCAGAACCCGGGCGCTGGCCGACTCGGTCCTCACGATGGAGGAGGAACAGGCGCTCATCGCGGCCCGGAAATTCAACGATGGACGGGAAGCCAAGAAGGGCGAACCCGTAATCTCCATCGGGCAGTAGGAGAGGGAGAGTTACATGGCAAAGAGCAAAGCCAAAGCGGTCGCGCCGGTCGAAGCGGACGACCCGGAAGTGGTCGAGGCAGTCGAAGCCGAACCGGTGGTTGAGGAGTTGGAACTCACCGACGAGGAGCAATCGGCGACCATCGAGAAGGCGTTGGCCGACGCCAAGGCGAAGAAGAATGCCGACGCGCAGGCCGAGAAGGCCGCAGCGGACGCCGCCGCCAAGGACGCCGAGGAGATGGACCCGATGAAGTATATTGGGCTGGACGACGGCCGGGGCGGAGTCAACATCGTGGCGGCCCCCCGGGGTTGGGCTCGGGACCGGACCATCCGGATCGGCAACGACAACTACGAACACGTCGGCGAACTCCCGGGCCGCAACGCCGAAGAGTTCCCCGAC